AAGACAGACTGGCAAAAGCACGACTGTTATTTCTTTTCTGCTTCACCATGTCGTCTTTAATGACAGTGTTAATATTGGCATCCTCGCTAACAAAGCGTCAACTGCTAGGGAACTTTTAAGTAGATTACAAGTTGCATATGAGAACTTGCCTAAATGGATGCAGCAGGGTATCCTATCATGGAACAAAGGTTCACTGGAGTTAGAAAATGGCAGTAAGATACTGGCAGCTTCTACATCTGCGAGTGCTGTCAGAGGCATGTCGTTCAATATCCTCTTCTTGGATGAATTCGCGTTCGTTCCAAATCACATCGCTGATGCCTTCTTTGCATCTGTTTATCCTACTATTACTTCTGGTAAAAGCACAAAGGTCATAATTGTCTCCACTCCTCATGGAATGAACCACTTCTATAGAATGTGGCATGATGCTGAGAATGGAAGTAATGATTATATTCCAACAGATGTTCACTGGTCTGAAGTTCCTGGCAGAGATGAGAAGTGGAAGAAACAGACCATCAAGAACACATCTGAACAGCAATTTAAAATTGAGTTTGAGTGTGAATTCTTAGGTTCAGTTGATACATTGATTGCTCCTAGTAAACTTAAAACACTAATCTATGATAATCCCATTCAAAGGAATGCTGGTTTAGATGTATATGAACCACCTAAGAAGAGACATGATTATGTAATGACTGTTGACGTGGCAAGAGGAGTTGGTAATGATTACTCTGCATTTGTTCTAACAGATATTACAGAGTTTCCACATAGAATTGTGGCAAAATATAGAAACAACACAATCAAACCAATGTTGTTTCCAAATATCATATGGGAAGTTGCAAGAAAATATAATGAAGCATTTATATTATGTGAAGTCAATGATATTGGAGACCAGGTTGCATCAATCTTACAATATGACCTAGAGTATCAGAATCTTCTTATGTGCTCTATGAGGGGCAGAGCAGGTCAGATTGTTGGTCAGGGTTTTTCTGGTTCAAAAACACAACTTGGAATAAAAATGTCCAAGACAGTCAAGAAAGTAGGGTCTTTGAATCTTAAAACTCTCATTGAAGAGGATAAATTATTTTTCAATGATTATGAGATTATTTCTGAACTAACAACCTTTGTTGCTAAACACAATTCATTTGAAGCAGAGGAAGGATGTAATGATGACCTTGCTATGTGTCTGGTAATCTATGCATGGTTAGTAGCACAAGACTACTTTAAGGAATTGACTGACCAAGATGTAAGAAAAAGAATATATCAAGAACAGAAGAATCAGATAGAACAAGACATGGCACCCTTTGGTTTTATTAATGATGGTCTAGATGATTCAACATTTGTAGATGATGATGGTGACAGATGGTTTGTTGATGAATATGGCGATCAAGGTGGCGGAATGGATTATATGTGGAACTATAGGTAATGGATTCCAAAATTAAAGTTATAAATTTAATAAGGATTGTTATTTGTTTTCAGTTAGTGATAACTGGATCAACTATTCTAGGTTGTTTTTTACCTGGAAAGTCCTGTGATTCAGAGACTAAACAACATATTGCTAATATGATGACAGTCATTACAACATCCACTTTTGCATTATATGCAGCAGAAAAATAATGAATTTTGATGAGCAGTTTAAATTAGGACATCTACTTTTAGATGAAAGAAAATGTAGATCTTGTGGAGAGAGAAAAAATCTTGTAGATTCATTTTACAGAACAAGAAAAGATAGAGGACCTACTGCATCATCTTTTTCTTATGAGTGTAAAGAATGTACCATCAAAAGAATTGTAGATAGTAGAAAAAAGAAGACACCATTTTGTGACTGGCAATATCCAGATTGGTAGTTCATGCATTGTTTCCCCACTGAAACCATACAAAACAATAAATAATTTCAGTCAATCATGAGAACTTTTAGGAGAGAATTTAATGGCAACTCCTCAATTATCTCCAGGTGTATTGGTCAGGGAAGTTGACCTTACAGTTGGTAGAGCTGATAATGTTCTTGATAATATTGGTGCAATTGCTGCACCATTTAAAAGTGGTCCTATTGAAGAATCTGTTCTGATTTCAAGTCAGAGTCAGTTAATAAATGTATTTGGTCGTCCCCAGTCAAATGACAGACAATATGAGGATTGGATGGTTGCATCTGAGTATCTCTCATATGGTGGAACTCTCCAGGTAGTTAGAATAGACGGTAGTGGTCTGAATAATGCAAATGCTGGTGTATCAATTGCATCTACCACTTTAAAAATTAAAAATTATGATGATTACGAAGCAAATTATTCATCAAGAACAGATTTCTTCTATGCGTCAAAAGAAGCAGGTGAAGTAAATACAAACCTTAAAGTCTGTACAATTGATAATTTTGCAGACCAAACAATTGGTATTACTACAACAAGTCCTGTAGGTGCTGGTGCAACTGTTGGATTTGGTGTAACTGTTCAACTTTCTAATGTTGCAGCACCAGGTGCTGGAACAACAACACAATTTACTGGTTATCTCAAGGGAATAATCACTGGTGTTACAACTGATTCCTCTTCACAAATGAAGAGTTCTATTGATGTCAAGATTGTTTCCAGAGTTTCTGGTATGGCAACTGACTCTGGCACAGAATATCCCATTACTTATCAAGTAGGTGATGCTGGCAAATCTATTGAAGTTGCAGATGTATTGACATTTGTAGAAAATTCAGGTGCTAATGTCAAAACTGCCACTGTAGCAACTGCTGTTGACTGGTATGATCAACAGACTCTTGGTCTAACAAATTCTACAATCTTCTGGAAGAACCTTGCTCCAAGACCTGTAGACAACAACTATTCTGCTTCAAGAAATGCACATAATGATGCAATTCACGTAGCAGTTGTTGATGACTTTGGAACTGTAACTGGTTCACAAGGTAATATTCTTGAAACAAACTTCTTCCTTACCAAGGCACTTGATGGAGAAGAAGATGGAAATGCTCCTGTAAGAAATTACTACAAGAATTTCCTTGCCAATAATTCAGCATACATTTATGCTGGTGCAAATCCAGGAACTACAACTGATGTTGTAAATGGATTCCTTAATGCTCAAGCAGGTGGTTTCTCCTCAGGATATACTGCTGTTACCTCTGGTGCTGGTGCATGGGGTCTTGATGCTCAAGGTGTTACTTACAATGTACTTGGTAATGTAACTTATACTCTTGCTGGTGGTGCTGATTATGGTGCATCTGGTGGAATGGCAGCATCACTTGGTGATGTTTTAAATGCTTACAATCTTTTTGAAAATAAAGATGAGATTGGTGTTGACTTCTTATTGATGGGTTCATCAATGAATGATCAACTTTCAACTCAAGCAAAAGCAAATCTTCTGATTTCAATTGCTGAAAGAAGAAAAGATTGTCAAGCAGTTATTTCTCCACATAGAACAAATGTTGTCAATGCTGCTTCCTCCACTGCTGCTACAAATGCAGTATTGAATTACTATTCACAGATTAGTTCTTCATCTTTTGCTGTTCTTGATAGTGGATACAAGTATGTTTATGACAGATTTAATAATGAATTCAGATTTATTCCTCTGAATGGTGATATTGCTGGTATTATGGCAAGAAACAACACAATTTATCTGCCTTGGTTCTCACCTGCTGGTCAGGCAAGAGGCACCTTGAATAATGTTGTTAAGTTGGCATATAACCCTAATAAGTCACAGAGAGATCAACTCTATAAAGCAAGAATTAACCCAGTCATTAACCAAAATGCTGCTGGTGCAATTCTCTTTGGTGATAAGACTGCTCTTAGTTACAAGTCTGCTTTTGACAGAATTAATGTTAGAAGACTGTTCTTGACAGTAGAACAATCACTTGAAGCTGCTGCAAATGATCAACTCTTTGAGTTGAATGATGCTGAAACAAGATCAAACTTTATCAATATTGTTGAACCATTCCTGACTGATATCCAGTCACAGAGAGGTATTGAAGACTTTAGAGTCATCTGTGATGAAACAAACAACACTCCTGATATTGTTGACAACAATGAGTTCAGAGCTGACATCTTCATCCAACCTGCA